TTGGAAGTGTGACAGTGTCAGATCCTTAGAAAAGAAAGCAAGCTTCGATGGGTTCTTACATCGGGACGGTAAGCCCACAGCCCTAATAGAAATCCGTCGATTGAATTGTTACTCCAACAGTTATCCAGACGCTATGATTAGCTACACCAAAATTCAAAATTGGCAGACGCTGTATCCTGTTTTAAATTTGCCGTGTTTGTTTGTGATCAATTGGCTGGATCAAGTTCGATACGCCAACATCGAAGATATAGTTTCGCACAGAGACATTCGGGTTAGTCCGATAAGTAAGAACAGACGCAACCCAGAAGAGGACAGGGAGATTGTTTTTTATTACCCAGTTCAAAAATTTAAATTGATTGCAATTGATTTAGAAGCTGAGATCATGCACGATCCAAAAAAGGTAGACAAATATGACCCATGATCTTTTGAGATCTTTAAATGAACCGTGTCCAAAATGTGGAGCTAAACCCGCTGAAGATTGTAGGCACAGCAATAGTAAAAGGAACACGGTCAAAGCCATTATCGATAGTCAACGAACATCGAAGGGTGGCTGGACAAAAGAAACTTTATCGCAATGGGATGTACCGTGGCCCCCGCCACAAGGCTGGAGAATGAGATTAATTGATGACGAATTTAACTGGACAAAAATTATACAAAAAAACAGGGAAACCAAAAAAGGATGAAAAGTTCCTACAAAAAATCCGTGAACTTCCATGCTGCGTTTGCAAACGGTTTGGGCTGGTTCAACGATCCCCAACTACAGCGCATCACCCGATACACGACAGGTTCTCAGCCAGAAAAGTTTCAGACCGACTTGCTATCCCGCTATGTGATGACCACCACCAACAGCTTTGGGGAACCGACAAATCTAAACTGGCGATACACAGAAGTCCTTTGAAATGGCGTGAAGCTTACGGCCCTGACTATTCCTATTCTTTAACTTCATCCGTCCAAGAAACCGACACGTAGAGGGCTGGACCGCGCTCTGGGTGACAATAACGTTTTTGTGCCTTGATGGACACAATTTGTTTATCATCCGCATAGACGGTGTGTATAAGCCCGTCTGCAACGCATTTGACGATGTTATCTAAGTCAGGGGTGGATGTGTGAGAAATAGCCCCATATTCAGCTTCTAATCGTTTTACTTTGGGCCACGACTTGGGGATCTCCATGAATGCTACAATCTCCAGCACCACGGGCCGTTCTGTTTGATCGACATTCTGCTTAACCATCTGACCCCAAGCAGCCGCGTGTAAACGACGTTCATAATCTCTGGTCTTGTTTGGGGTGTAAATGTGACCCGCTTTAGTAAACCGTGGACGCCCCTTACCAACAGGCTGACCCGACAATTCAATCTCTACTTTTGTTAGTTCGATCACACGATTTCCTTAAATTTGTGTAAAAAACTGCCCTCAGTCGTTACATTTTTTTTAATTATTTACAATTTTTTTTCTACCCCCCCCTTGAATGTCTTACAAAAATAACTATATGTATATTATAAGAAACAAAAAAGGAATTTTTAAAATGCAAATAAAAATGGAAAAAGGTTCAGCGCATCCAGTATCGACAGATTATAAAGCTAGAGATGGTAGAACAATTTTTCTTGTTATGTCTTACGACGCAGAAGGGCGTGAGTATCATCACGATCATGATTTCTATCATTGGGATGATGCAGATGCTTTAGCAAAAAAAGTAAATGATCGCGGTTATATAAATCAAGATCATTGGGGGTTGTAGGGTTCCTTATGGATCAAACGCTTGGATTTCTGACGGTATGGAAGATCGTTGGATAGAAGATGAAAAGAACGGTTTACTTTAACAATCAACAGGGGGGCTTAGTCCCCCCAGAAAGGAGATCTCACATGAGATTATATACTAATAAATCTGGACAGTGGTTTGGGACACAAGCTGACGCCCGTCGCAGTTCACCCAGAAACTGGGTTGAGGTTGATGTGCCTACATCTAAACAAGATCTCATCAACTGGCTGAATGCCAACCAAGTGGGCGGGGGCTATGACCAGCCCGTGCGTAATGAGCCAGCCGTTGTCGTTGTCGATGGTGATGCTCCACCAGAAGTTCTGAGCAAACACGCTGAGAGTTGGGTGGCGTTTGCTTTAGACACCATACTCAGGGGTGACAAAACTGAAGGTGTCGAAATTCTTAAAAAGGGATTGCGTATACAAAGGGGAGAAAAGTAATGCTGATAGTTAAAGCCGAAGATTTAGATCCGATCTTAGATTGGCTAAGAACGTGTCCTTGCAACTACAGCGTCAGTTCGATGCAAGGTGGTAACGTCCACGTTAAGTTCACGCTGAATGTTGTGAACATCGAAGAGAAGAAGAAACAATTCTCTTTGAGTGATGAAGCAGAAGGTTCGGGTCAATGACCCGCGCTCAAATCATCGGGGCCATCGGTAACCCTCACCTACAATTGTACAAGGGTGAGGGGTATCATTACTTCGTTTACGATAATGGAAAGGATGGGGATGAAATGGTTTTCGACGATTATTCTATTTACGTCCATAGATTAAATCACCTGTCGTTTGATCGATGGGTTGATGAGGGAAAAGATTTCTTAAAAAAAGTTTTGTGTACTGATTAAAAAAAATAAAATAATTTTCTTGACAACCCTTGCAATGTATTACGAAAGCACCTATATGTATTATAGGTTAAAGAGAAAGGAACCTAAAATGTTAGATCAAATCAATAAAGCTTTCGCAGAATTAGATGAAAAAATGCACGTTTCCGCGGTTGAGTTCGTTAAAGATAAAAAAGAAAATTATGCTAGATTGTATGATGAAAAAAATGAAGAGCTAAGAGAAAAAGTTGCTAAACGTGAATTACATCCCAGAGCGCGACACGCAAGACTTTGGGATTGGGAACTAAGCTATTTCGGCTCACAAGCAATGATGAACATAATTAAGCATCGTTCTATGCAAGATAGCTTAGATATGGCTTACAAAAATGTTCAAGGTAAAATTGACCGACGTAATGCACAGATCACAAACGCATTGAAGAAAAAAGAAGTTACTGAAATCCCAGAGTTTGAATTGGTTGAATACTCAAATGGCTTGGAAGGTTTCTTCGATGTAGCTGGTCACAAAGTACACATCAGAACAATCTTAGCTGGCGGTTATAACATTCAGTGCCTACACGCCAGAACTTTAATCAACATCAAATAATTAATCGGGGGCTTCGGCCCCCAGAAAGGACTTTCTCATGGCAACTTTTTCTTCTGACGCAATGTTGGATTTCATGCTTGAGGGTAACGTGGTTTCCCTTTTGGAAATGATGTCGATGTTTGGGGTTTGCAACCCAGCCGCTGAACTAACCAAGATCCGCAAGGATGGATGGATCATCGAAAGTAGGCGTGTGCCTATGACGAAGATAATGGTACGCATGAATAAGGTCATGCAGTTCACACCACCCAAGCAACTCCCTCACAAGGAATGCTTGATGATGGAATACTGGATAAGCAAATGAGTTACGCTTGTCCCATATGCCGCGACACTAAGCGGATCACACACACCTTCAGGACTGAACACTTTGGTCCTGAACATCGAATGACTGAGATTTGCAGATGCGATACCAGTATGAGCGATTATGAGCTTGCCCTCATCACTGGGGAAATGGACGCTAACTGTCTCAGCAATACGCCAGAACAAAACGCAGAACTATTGGAGCGTTTATTCGATGGCAAATGTCAGACTACCAAATCGGAATATGGTAGACGTTACAATATACCTGTTAAAGAAGGATTTAAATATGAAGATTGATTGGGAAGATTTAACGATTGCAGCTATTGCAATTACAATGGTCACCGCTTGGATACTTGGCGTAAGCTGGGGGTACTTTTGATGATTGGATTAAACCCAGAGCAACAACAGACGCTAAAGTATTTGCGTCAACAGGTTGATCGATTGTCCGAAGAAAGATTTCGTAAGGACGCCCGTCCAACAGTTAACTCAGAATATCATTACGCCAGATTAGAGTTAACACGTTATACTTCACAACTTAGGCAAAAAGGACACAATATATAATGGTACAAGTAATAGATGTGGACGTATCATTTGACAATTTCAAAGAAACATTTGGACGTACTCCAACAGAAATAGAATTGTCAATGCTGATGAAACTTCAGGAAAAAAAAGAAAAAGCTAAAAAAGAAATAGAACGACGTAGAGCTTTGGGTATGGGTTCAGAAAGAAAAGAGACAATAAGAAAGCCCCTGATAGCAGTTTCCCCGCGTGGCATGATGATAAACAAGATGCTGAAATATGGCTTAGAGCCAATGCAAATAGCTGATGTGTTAAATACTACTTTTGAAAAGGTCATTAACATGATGACCCGATACAGGCTACCACGAAAAAATGTCAGGTTAGTTAAACCAACTGACTACAAATAATCGTGCGGGTGGTACATACAGTGTTTAAAGTGAGAGCAAAAAACAAGACATCAAAAAAATACCACCCGACACAACCCGCCTATCAGAAAAGTTCTAATCCATCAATTCAAAATGCGGTCCGTCAATAAAAGGACGCCTTGATTGAGAACGTCTTAAATCAATGTAAGCATTCATCGCTTCTTCCATTGTACCTTCCCACTTACGAATATCCATTGGATACTTAGCTTGAGGCGTACCCCATGCGGCTCCCCAACAAATAGCAACACCTAATTGTGTGGCTGCTTCCTTTATTGCGTCTGCAACATTATCATAAAGATTAAGCTCCCAAGATAATCTTCCATTTATGAACGCTCCCAGATCTACAGCTTTACCCTCTAAGTGTTTACTTTTTAAAGTTTGGCTGGCTCCAGATGCCACCAATTCTTTTTGCTGTTCCAAAGTTCTCATACCTTGTAAAATTCCAAAATCAATTGATGATAAAGTAATAGCCATTTTACAGACTTCCTGCAGACTTTCATCTACACCTTCTAGCCTATCAAGACTGCGTCTACTTAATTTAAAACTCATTTTTTTGTATCCGTTTTGTTAAGTTTATCGAAACTTCTTGCGCCAGCCATTCCAAGCATTCCTAAAAGTAAAGGCATCATAACTGACATATCAGCTTGCGGAACAATGACACCGAACCCAGCGCATATTGGGCTAACGATGTAATTCACACCTAGCCCTATTCCCCCCAGCCATCCTATGAGTGGCCTCCAAGACGATTGGAACCAGTTGCCCTTGGCGTCACTTTTAAGTATTTCTAGCTGGGCTAATGCAAGCTCCTGACTGTGCTTGTCAGCCATTGTAGCGACCTCATGGGCTAGTTTAGCAGCCTGATCCTTATCAGGTATCACCTTATCAATTATGGAACTTACAGGGCCTATCAGCTTGTCTAACAATTATTTATCTCCCTCTATACTCATGGATGTTTTCTTATCCGACTTTGCAGAGTAAGCATTGAAGCCCATAAACGCAGCAACGACCCCACTAGCCGCAATCACGTATACAGAAGCTATGTCCGTAATCAACGAAGCTGCTTGATCAAAACCCAGAACACTAGCCAATAATATAATAAATGGATAAATCAGCATCCCTGCTAATGCGAAGCCAGTATAGCGTCTTTCGGCATCCCTCTTTAAATCACGATCGTTTATCTCTAAACGTCTTTCTTCTAGGCGTAGCTTTTCCCATTCCAATGGCTGTATAACACCATCGCCATTACTGTCAGCCTTATCAAACTCAGTCATTCAAAAAACCCCTTGCTACTCTAAGGTCACTTGTCTGTATAACAACTTTACCATTTTTTGTATACACCACAAACCTATTTTGCTTCACCTCTACTATCGTCATCTAATAATGCTATACATTCAATAATCATGTCGTTGGCTGTGATTAAGACATTAGCCTTGTCACGTTCTATTAAACAAATTTCTTTATCGGGGTAAGTATCCAATAAATAATATTGCAAGTGATCCGTTCGCACAAAGTGAAACCAAACTAACGCATAAGCTACCAAGGCCAGTAATCCCAAATATTTACCCATCCCAGATGGTGCAGCCATGCCGTAGCTCCAATAGCAGACGCTGTGAGTAGGAAAAAGATACCAGCTAGGGTTATGGCTAACTCTTGGGCTTCTATAGCCTCACGCCTTGCTTGAGCCTCTGCTTCGCGTTTTTCTTGCAATACTTCCCTTCTTATTTTTAAAAGAGTTTGCCAATGCGATGGGCCTAGACCATTTCTAGGATCACAAATCCACGTTTTTAAGTCCTCTTCTGCTTGAGCCATTTTGCGTAATTCTGCAAAACGTTCCATTGCTATACTATTTACGCTACCACTAGATGCGCCTTTTTTCTGCAGTTTCTTTTTTGCATTATCTGTTGCATCAAAAAATTGGCCTAATTCTTTTGATAAACTTGCTAAAGTTCGCCCAGCGGCTAAAGAACTTTTCACGACCCCCAATATTGTTAATGGGTCCATCGCTACATCCCATCTGAGTTTATCGGGCGTCTTGTAAGATATTCTATTGTGTTTTCTAGGGTCTTTATCCTAGCTTGCAGTTTGATGATTTGATTAAACTGAAGAAGAAATCCTTCTTGCGTTTCGTAAACGTCCTCAAACTCTTCGTAAATCTCATCAATAGTTTCACCACCGTCCTCTTCGACCTCAGTTATATAATTTATTATATCTGTTATTCGATCTGAGTTTTCTTCTACATCCCTGATCAAATTGGTGCGATCAGTCGCGTTGTTGACTACAGTTAGCTTTTCCACTTCTGATTGTAATCCTTCAATAATAGAAGCTTGATTTGAAGCATACCAAATGGAACCCCCAGCCGCACTAAGTATGGCAACGGAAAATGTGCCAGCGGTAAGTATATTTACTTTGGGTAGATCCATTTAAAACCCGTTTGCTACCAACTTACTAAATTCACCAGACATTAATTTTTTCTTGATGTATTCATTAAGTTCTTTGCTACCTAATTTAGCACCACACTCTTTCATCCACATTTCTATAACGACAAAAGGAATAGACCCAGCCAGCCGCATATCTGCTTTACGATTGTGACCTTCGATGTTTCTCTCTTTATTAAAATCCAAAATATCCTGAATATCCTGAGATCTTTTAATAATTACTTTACCATCTTCGTCAAAATACTGTGATTGAACACTCATTTCTTTTTTGGCCTCCCACGTTTTTTAGGAGCTACGCCACCCTCCCAAGCCTCATTAACTTCGGGTGTGCTGGGATCATCAGCTTTCAAATGACCTTTTGATGTTCTAGCCCTTTTGGGTTTAAGATCCATATCTTTAAGCTCTGAGGCTTTAATAAACGGATACGCGATAGCCATGCCAGCATCTATCAAAGCTTTGGCTTCAGCGTCATCTAATTCTATTTCATCATCTTTTACACGTGGGCTACCATTAGCCCAAGGATTTCTATCTGAAGTTATTTTAATTTTCATATTACTCTCCCATGAAGGTGATGGGGCATTGCTGCCCCACCTAATTTTATGATGCGTTACAATCAGCCACGATACCGTGTGCCTTTTGAGAAGTAACCTGTAAGCCATATTCAACTGAGATCAATCTACGATCTGACAAACCAGCTTTACCTAACGCTTCCTGTTTTGCAGTCTGCAAGTAAGCAACTTCCGCATAGCTTGGATCAAGAACAAGAACGTCTGGAGTATGCACCACACTAGAGACTGTACGCTTACGCATATGTCTTTGCGGCACGATTTCTACAGTCCCAAAATCAGAAATATAGACGTCTACGGCGGCTGTTAAACGCTTCGCGTCCACATCTTGGAACTTAGTTGCGTTGCCTGTAAAGGTAGATATTTTCTGTTTTTGCTCTGGTCCACACATAACGATTGTTGGTTCAGCACCATTGTTCCAGCATGACTGTATGACCGTTTTTAAAAGAGCCTCAGTAATCGGACGAAGTGTACCATCAGTAGCCGCTGCGTTAACAAAGCCACTTTCACCAGCACCAGAAGTTGTACCATTAGCACCACCTGAACCCCGTGAAACATTTGAGGTTAGGTATGCTGGTAAGCCAGCGGTCTGTCTTGCAGTACCAGATGAACCAGCCGCAGCCGCTACGTTATCTAGAAGCATAGCTTCCATGTCACGCTTTAGCTCAGAAAGCTTATAAGCAACTTGCTTTGCTACAGTCTGTGCGTTTGCAACACCATTTACAGCTTGGTTTGTAGAAGAAACTTCTACAGTTTTAGCTGAGATTTGTGTGTAACCACCCTTACGAACAGCATTCGTGGGGGCTGTATTGGCTAAACCAACGTCACCCTCTATCTGTCTGTTTGCACCTGTAGCTGCTAAGTCAACTTCGGCCCATTCAAAAAAAGTATTGTCTACATTCTTAGAACCGATTGTACTCATCAGCAAAGTTTCAGTTGGAGTTATTGAGGTTAATGCTTCTTGCAAATCCTCCCGAATTGTTGTGACATCATATGTCTCATTTGTGTTAGCTGTTACAGCCATGATTTTAGTCCTTTTGACAAAAGATTAAGATGTAAGCCAGCTTGCAACATCATCGATGCTCCCTGACTTGCTCATTGCCGCCTTCTGTTTATTAGCATTTGAAGCTTTAGCTGCACCTTTGGCACGGGCTGCTGAAGGTTTTACTACGGGTCTAGCCCCCTCAGTCTTTTTATCGACTTTAGTTTTTTTGCTATCCTGTAGTTTTCTCCATTGGACAGCGTCATTTAAGATCATAACCTCTTCCGCTGTTTTAACAGTGCCGATTTGGTCATCGGTTAACTTGTAAAACTTTTTTGCGTTTTTGGACATATCTACCATGAAGTCAGCACGTTTCTTTTCGTCCCTATATTCGGGCATCCACTCAGAAAGCCGCATGGCTTGCTGTTCTAGATTTTGAACGTGGAGCCGTTCTTGCTCCGCTTTCTCCCGTTGTGCAACGATTTTAACTTGCTGTTCCCATTGTTGACGTTGTTCAACTGCACGACGATATTCTTCTGCCATCTGAGAATGCCTGAAAGGGTCACTCTGTTTGAGTTCCTCCGCTGGATACTCAGGTATCATAGGAATATTACCTTGCTGCATTTGCTGCATCATTTGCTGTAGCATTTGGCGTTCTTGGGACGTTTCGCTTGTTAGCTTCTCAATTTCTTTTTTCTGAGAAGCTACGTCACTCATTCCCTTTTGGATATACTTTTGCCCTGAATAACCCCGTTTCAATTCATCCAAGGTGACTTCACGATCTTCGCCATCAATTTTGACTTGGTAAAGTTCTTGCTGAACAGTTGGCTCTTCTTCCTCAATATCCTCAGTATCAGGTATTTCTTCATCGATGTCTGATACATCATCGACATCAACATCTTCGGCAACCTCTTCTTCAGTTTCGGTTTCCGTGTCCAGAATTGCCTCAACCACTTCATCAGTTACTTCATCTTGATTTTTAGGAGTTTCCATAATTAGGTTATCGACAACCTCCTGTACATTGTCCCCTAATGGGTTAGTCGTTTCCACGGTGCTTTCCCTTCCGTTCTATGAGCGTCATTGCATCTACATCAGCTTGCAACGAATACTCTATTGCGTTTAACGCCCTGAGTATGGCGTGAGCATCCTCACGTTGTTCCACCTCTGGGGCGCTGCTATTTGCAAAGATACGAAGTTGTGTATCCCGCAAATTCTTTATGGTTTCCTTAAACCATTCGTTCTCTAGTAATGATTTGGAGCGTTTTGCGCTCTGTTCAATATCCACTACCGTTCATTCCCATATTTTTCATTTGTTCGTTATGCTGCCTTTCAGCATCCTGTTCTGCTTTAATTGACTGAGTATCAACCGCTGTTCCATACTGACCAAGAACTTTAGCAACCTCTACCGCTAGATCTTGTACCATCTTATCACGGGCAAGATCATCATCCATACCCAACTTATGCATTTTGTATTGATTATCAATTGCAGTCTTTTGCATTTGAACTTGTGCTTCTGTTTGGGTTTTCATTGCTTCAGCTTGCATAGCCATAGTCATTGGATCTGGCTGTTGTTGCTGTTGTTGCATCATCATCATTTGCTGTTGTTGCTGTTGTTGGATCATTTGCTGTTCCATTTCTGGCGTCATGGGTAGAAAATGCCTGTCTATATTTCTAACGCCACCAATCGCCAGTATATCAGCCATTGTGTTTCTAAGCTGTGAGAGCGTCACAAGGCCGTTTGTAGGCCCGTAAGTCTGGTATATCTGTTGCTGTATACCAAAAGCCATTTGCAGTGATGCAAGACGCTCTGCTTCACGCCCAGTGCCTATACCGACATTAACTATTAGATCCATTTCTGTATTCCACGCCATTGGATCAACAGGAACAAATGAACCGTTCATTCTCATAATTTCTTCATCTTCAGAATTTTTAACGTAAAGATCTAACATCAATTTAAACAATCGACGCATACCACCTTCAGCTAAGTTTCTGGCAATGACTTCAGCTTGCCCAGCTTGCCCTTCCATCGATGCCGCCACACTGGTGGCTGTAGCACTCTTTAAGACTTCAGGATCTAACCCTTGCGCCATTTTACTGACGCCAGTTTTATTATCAACTAACTGGTCAAAATATTGTAGGGCTGGCAATGTCTGAGCCGCTGTAAACGGAACCGCCATTTCACCAATCGCGTTTAAATTTTTAACTCTGATAACGCGACCTATTTCATTTGAAAGTAAATCATCTACCGCAACCTGACCATCTACTATTTGCATGGCGGGATTGTTAACCAGTGCAGCATTATCCAATATGCCACGAAGCATCGATGTTGCTGCGTCTTGATCATTCATAACCAAGTCAACCAATGACGTTCCAAACATTGCATGAGGCTCTGGATCTACTTCAAACAATGCGTATGGGGCATGATCAGCTTCATAAAAATTTAAAAGTTTATAGTTGGCTCCAGCACAAATGAATTGGTAAAGCTGGGGAATACCAGTACCCTCAATGTCCAATTCCATAAAAGCTTGCGTGACCGTTATTTTTTTAGAAGCAGTGCTTGAGTTTTCATCTTCGCTTTCATCCACAGAAAACCCACGACGTTCAAACTCAGCCTCATCATCAGTTACAGAATAATCGCCACTATTAATGTCAGATAAATCATCCATTGAGAAGCCCATAGCAAGCAAATCTGCTACGCGCATTTCAGAGCTATGACCTACCACATAATAATCATCAATTGATCTGGCATTCCTATCGCAGAACCAATCCTCTGGTGGAACACTTTCTACGCACATTTTACCATCTGGTTTTTGCCGTGAAATCTTAACAGCGTGTTCTGGCATTTCCATTTCAGCACCATCTTCATCCACTTGGATCTTCATAACTGCTTCATGTTCTAGAACTTCAACGTCATCATTACTGACCAGCAATGCATATTCATCATCACTTAAATTTCTGTAAGTATGAATTTCGCTTCTCATTGCGTCCATATAGTAGACGTAAGCAATACCCATTTTCTTAACCAACGCATCTTGGAAAACGTCGTTGATAATTCTGTACCCGTTCATCTGTTGAAATTTATAATTGATAAACTGTGTCGCTTGCTCTGCCTGTTGGACGTCCTCTGGTCCTCTAGGAACGAACTCTACTGGCTTTTCACTAGCTAAGAATACACGCTGTAACGACGGTTTAATGCCGCGAACCACCTCACGACACTTAGTAGCTACGACGCTTGATCTTCCCTGTTCATGTTCCAGATCTGTTTCTAGATCAAAATACTTTTGAGCTTTTGTCCTTTGAGGTGTAATTTCACCCGATATAAAATCTACCGCTTCCTCAATAGCATGAGAAACTATACCTTCAATTTGCGTTTGGTCTAATGGTTCTAATTCCATTTATTTCTCCTATGGTAGTATCGGTAGTAGCCCAAGACCGTATCTTGGAAAATTAGTCTCTTCTTTACGCCCAGCCTCTTCTGATATTTGTTGCTCAGTAGTTTTCTGATTTGCGCCCTGTAAGTAGAATGCTAATCTTGTAGCTGCGAATTGTCTATCTTCGTTACTTACTTCCAAGCCACGTTGAACACGACTTAGAACTTCCAGAACCTCTGTGGCATCATCTGATCCACGCCTTGTTAAAGCTTCAGATATTTCGTTAAAAATACTTTGACGTTGTCGTTCACCAAACTCTTTAGTAAATCCTGTTAGCTCTTGAATTAATTGTTGTGCGCCAGCCGCTGGCTTACCTTCAAGAAAAGTTCGCACTGGACCAGCCGCTGTTAGATCTTCCACCATTTTCTGTGTGGATGACCTGATTTGCGTTTTAGAATTAGCAGATACGGAAGCCCTTGTGCTTGCAGCGGTTTGAACTTGATCGATCTGGGCTATTAGAGCGTCGGCCCCGTCACCCATTACGGCTCTTATCTTAGCAATTGCATTGGGCGATCCTGTTGCTTTCATAAACTGAGCTAATTGCCTTGAAGCTATTTCGGTATCACTTGGTAAAATTTTAACGTCATTTAATGATTTTCGAATTGATTGCTGTAAACCCATACGCAATGCTGCAAGTTGAGCTACTGAAGGATCACTTCCTAAACTTTCTAGAACATCTTCAAGTTCTACTCTGTTGTTTAACAAGTCACGACCCATTTTAAATGCCGCTTCTTCTTGCAGTACGTCACCACCAAATTGGGTAGCATTTTGATAAACACGGTTTCCATTTACATCTGTTATAGCGTTATTCATTGCGCTTCTAAGCCGCCTGTATAGATTAGAATACAATCGGGTATCGTCTGTTATTTTACCAAATTCACCCTTACTATCCTCTGCCAATCCACCCAACGCTTTCTTAATGTAATCTAATTGCATTACATTTGGCGGGTTGCTGAAAGTTATTTCACCGTCATCACCTATGGTAGCTTTGACTTGCATATTTTTTAGATTGTCAGCCCTCATTCTAATATTTGCTCTTCTAACGGCTGCTTCCATGATGGATGGATCTATCGTATCCAAAACTTCTTCTAAGGCTATGCCAGCCTGACTACCGTAATTTACGGGGGTTTCGTAAGCTATATTGTAAGCATCTATTCTTTGAGTACCCTGACGATCTCTTATAATTTTCAATGCAGATTTAGGACCAAGTGTTTGCCCTCCAAGCTCTTCAGTTAGAGTTTTATCTAAATTACCCATGACTTTGTCAGCACGTTTAGAAATATTGGTGGCTACCGTTTCCGCTGCCTCTGGACCAGCCGCAGCCGCTGCATCAGTAAGTGCTTGAGCCGCCACACCAGCATCCGCAATCATTCCCTCTTCACCAGCCTTTGAAATATTCTGGATCATTTTTCCAAAGTCTCCACCTTGAGTAATAGAGCTTTTGATTACCATTGCCGCTGATCGGCTAATTCCTAGCGTTGACGCTATTTGAGCAATATCAGATTTCTTAATTACTTCGGCAACACGATTAAATCCATCACCAATAAATGGCGTACCAGTACCAATAACACCACCAGTAGCAAGGCCAAGACCACCACCAATCATACCTTCTTTAAATCGATTTCCATCTTCCGCTTCCCCAGCCGATTGTATACCCGATGTTATGCCAGCCGCTGTACCAGCGGCTGTACCAGACCTCACAGATTGCGCTAGTTTACTACTCCCCTGTACACCAGCACCAAAAAGTCTAAGAAGTTGTGGAAACGCTCCAACAATTGAAGCTGTTTCAGCCGTAGTTACACCCGCCTGTATTAGAAATGTTTCTAGTGGTTTTTCTGCGTTCATTGCTCTGACGTATGCGTCGTTAGCTTTTTTGTAATCACCGCCAAATAGATAATTAATGGCCTCATCTGCAAAAGAGCCAAGTCCACCCAGCGATACTTGGCGTCCAACGGCTGCACGTGCGGCATTGGGATTTTCTTGTATGATAGCTTGATTAACTGAGCTAGTAGCCATTTCTGATGTACTAACTTGATCATTAATAAATTTTTCTACATCAGCGGGATCACTTGAGGACATAGATTGACCAGTTAAAAATCTTTGCCCTTGAATACTTTCTAAAACAACATCACCTACAAAACCACCTTTTTTCCCTTCACCTGTTTTTCTCCACAATGGTTTTCCATCTGGACCTATAGCGACGTAAGTTGTTCTCTCAGGTTTTAAGTTATCCATTATTTTGTTTGCTTCTTCCTGAGAAGCCGCCTGTATCATTATCACACGATCACTATCAGGAGCGTTAAAGAAAAACTGTTCTCTAGTTTCCTTTATTCTAAACTTTTCTTCAGCCATAATTTTTCCTTATTAAAACGTACTAGGATCAACGATATTATTTCCACCAGCGGTTTTGCTTTTATTACCGCCACTTTTTAATAATTCGCGTTCTTTCTTATACTCTTCTGTTCCAAATAACGGGTTAATCGATTTAGCTAATTCGTTAGCTTTCTGTTTTGCTAACTCACTTGCGTTTGGACCTGATGAAGCCAAAATCATGTCAATGGCAATCTGTCGTGCCGCCCTTTTTTGAGCTATAACTTCTGGTCCATCAAAAGGCTGGGGAAAGTATTGTTTGTTTGCACCCTCAAATTCAGAAGCTGCAATGGCAGCACCAGATTCCCGACGTAACACTGAGTTAATAAATTGTTCTCTAGCTTGATTGTATTGTTGAAACTCTGTGCTTACCATTGCATTCCCAAAAACTGGTATTTTTGAAAAAAACGTTTGACCTAAATCAGCACCAATATCTTCTACCTGATTAATTGTCATATTGGCTAGCTCCATCCGCGCACCAAAATCCATTCCCTTGGCTTGAGCTTCACTCTGCTTACCAAGACTTATTTCAGTTCCGTCGGGGAGTTTTATCATGCCTTGTGACTGTCCCCCACTTTTGCCTTGATAAATAACTTTGCCTGTTTTTCTATCTACCAATGCATCACCAACAACAACGTAGTCACCCGCTTGGGCCTTTTGATAAGCTGTGTACACTTGGCCTATTGGCACACCCATTTCAAGCATTTCAGCATACAATGCTCCGTTAGGTTGACCTCTAAAAAATTCCGCTGTGAGATTGGTTTTATCTTGTGCAGCCTGACGTAGACCTTGCTCACGAATTGCTTCCCCCTGACCGTAGCCACGAAGGATTAAACTATCCATGCCAGCCCCTAAAGATTGAAACGGGGTCAAACCAGTAGCTTGATTGCGCTGATTAAAGAACCTATTCATGCCCGTCATTTCAGATCTATTTTCTTCTTCAGGGCGTCTGCCCATCAACATATCCATTAATGAAGCCATTCTGTTTTCTCCTGACGTTTCTTCTGAAGTTGTCCCTCTTACTATTGGACCTAAATTTTTATTTGCGTTTAATGGTGGTTCTGTATTTGGATAGTTCTTATTGAAGTTTACCAGATCTTCCAGCCTAGATCCACGCCATTGTGCAATACCGTATGCCCCCTGACCGCCACCCTTTGAATTAAAAGCATCTGGCAACAATGTTTTATAGCTTTCAGCCATCAAGTTACCAATAATGCCAGCCTTTTGTGCATTGTTAAAGCCTTTACTCCCTAGAAATTTGGAAGCTTCTAATGCATTTTCGGACAAGTCAGGGTTGTCTTTATTAAGTTCTGCAAAGACTTCATCAGCAAATCTTGTGCGCCGCTCTATGTTTGAGCCATCCGACCTTTCATATAAGTTTTCAAAGGCTACTGCATATTCTGTTGGGGTGGAAAAATTACCGCTTTTGAAAGCGTCGAAAGTTTTCTTTTCTTTACCTAAAAGCTCATCATAAAGAAACGCTAATTGCGTTCCAAAAGGTATATTAAATGTTTGAGCCATTCAGTCATTTATCCCCTTGGCATACTGCTAAGTGTTTGAAAATAATTGAATAATCCAGGTTGGAAGGACGAAGTTGAACCCGATAAAGTAGGTTGCGCTGAGATTGTTCCGATTAGATTATTTAGATTTTGGGCTGGTTGACCAACAAATCCAGAGAACATTCCTTTGCCTGAATTAATCAAATCTTGCATCATCTGTTGCTGCATAGCGCCTTGCTGCATTTGCTGGTTCTGTATTGCTTGCCCATAACCAAAAGATTGCTGCCCAGCATTTTGCAAACCTTGTGCTGACCTGAATGCATCGTTCATCGATTGATTGTATCCTTGCTGATTTAAGGCTCCTACCTGATCTAATGCTTGCTGTTGATAACCTTTAAGAGCTTCTGCACCCTGTATCCCATGCCTTGAACCCCCAAAAGCACCAGCCGCTTGAGCTTGTGCATCTAGGGTATTCATTCCCATCTGAGCCGCTGAACCAACGTCACGCAATGTCTTATCAACAACATTTTGTTGGTAAGGGTTCATCATGTTCATTGCAGTTGCACTTGGGTTTGCGTATGTTTGTAAGGCTTGCGATTGAGCCGCTGAAGCCTGTTGAAACGGATTGACCGTCATTGCTGGATTAGCTGAACCCGCCATTTACTTACCCCCTCTACCGCGTGATTGCATTTCTAATGATACTGGTTGCTGAGAGGGTTGCCGACTTCCCACTTCGCCTGTATTTGGATCAATACCAAAACTTGAATAAAACTCTGACACTGGTGCTGGAAGATTAGCTACCGCCTGATCATATATTGGGGCCGCTGAGTATCCCATAGCCCCACCAGCTTGAACAGGCTCTGGCATATAATTAGCACCGCCTGTAGTGGGCATTCCGAATGCTGATGACATTTGGTCCGTCCCTTGAAAAGCTGCATTCTGGAGAGGACTAAAAGCCGCTACATCAGGACCGCGATATGCTGCATATGGTGAACCAGCCAGATCCGTACCCATCCCGATACCTTGCTGAATAGCCGTTTCCATAAATGTGGGCATAGTTGTATCTTTACTTTCCCTACCGCCTTTAGCCATCGTCGAACTCCTTCATAAAACACACCTGTTGTAGCTTCCAATTTAGCGGGGCCAATGGTTTTTTCCATCCAATACGCCCAGCCATAGTTGCAGCGGTACACCCGTGAGACTTTGCCCAAGCTTTAACATCATCATTCATTTCTAATATTTGATCTAACTCACCACCAGCTAAAAAAATATTTAATACTTTCTTTCTTGGATATACCACAATTTCAGTAACAATACACCCCCTTGGACTAGGCCACAACTGCATGGTCCCAAGTGCTAAGTTTTTTACAATATCATCGAAGTGATGTGTGCCACCCGTATATACCAATGCCGCTTCAATCCACGGTCTGCATATTTCTAAATCATCTGATAAAATAAAATCTTTTGCCATTTAATATGTAGACAATGCTACCCTCTTCCAAATTGCTGCACTACCGTTATGTGTGCCAGTACAAATATAAATATAAGACGTATCCCAAGCTATCATGCCAGCCGCATCGCCAGCCGCACCAACACTAGAGCTAGGCGTGGTTTGCTTCATTGCAATCTGCTTAAATGCGTTTTGCGCTGACACAACAGGATAATTCTTATCTTCATCCCACAAAAATATACCGTTTTCGCTAGGGTTATCGTCACTGGTTTTAAAGTATAACTTACCCAAATTTCTGCTTAGAAACAAATTAAGTTGCCTGCCCCACTGTCGTAAATCCTCACCAAGAATAGGCGGTGTAACTGGCATTACCGTCTGCCCCCTGCTTTTACATCTAAGCGCATAGTGCCAACACGCCAATCAACATTTTGATCACCCTCTACCCTCATGCGGATTTGCCTACCAGAAAACCGTACTGACGTAGGGTTGCTAGGGTTATATGCACCATATTCACGCTCTACATCGTTAGGATTAAAGCGTGTTTTGAATTTAAGGTTAACATCACCTTGCGTCTTTTCATCTGGTATAACCTCAGTAACTTTAGCTATCTGATCACCATTACCAATACTGATTGAACTTGTTTCGCAGAATATAGGTTGGCTATCGTAGTTATGACCATACTCATGGTTAAATATACTTACTGGCTCTACAACATTTGCTGTTGACCCCATACCAGAATGATTAACGCAATAATAATACAAAGTAGGCGTATTAGCCCCAACCACTATTTGCGTGTAGCTTCCTGCCTGTCCTGCCGTTCCTACTTTCGTAACACCTTCTGTATATTCTACCCCACCGCCATGCGTTCCGTTTGGTTGCGTAGAAAATCTAAAAGGATGCGTTGCATTGCTTGCCGCATCTTGTTTGAATTTATAAGTTTTGCCTCTGATTAATTGCAATGTTGGCGCATAACCCAAATAAGTATTAAACGCATATTTATTACCACCATCATTTACAACACTTACATTTATATCTAATGTTTCTGCTAGTTCGCCTGCCATAAACGGATGAGCAAATACACCTCTGCTTACGCCTGACGTTCTTGATAAATTACCAATGAGCCAATGACCCTCTGCCGCATCATAGCCAACATATCTATCTATTTCGGTTGAAGATGCAGAACAATAAAACCACCAGATTTCGTCCTCAGAACCAACGGACATACCCCAAACTTTAGATTGTTGATCCTTGTTAAAATCACCAAAGACGTAATCATGCACATCGCACTTTAACGTTTGCACCGTGTTACCATCGAAATAATGGAAATTCTCTTGCCCATACCAAAATACACCACGGTCAACAGCCACCGCAGAAAGCCTAGAAACTGCTCCACAATGCGTTCCAATTCTTTGAAATGAGTACACATAAGGTGGCGCGATATACTGTGCAACGTGGGCATCTGTGTCAGTTAAAATCAGTGTAACGCCACGGCCTCTTATGCCCTGCATTATCTGTCCTGCAGTAGCTAACTCAATATCGCCTGCTTCATTCGTTGCACTTGGCGTCCAGACTGTATTGTTTTCTTTATCGCACCAAGAAACTTTACGGCTATTGCCGCCAGAACCTAATGCAAAGATAAAACGCTCTTCTGTTACAACCATACCCTTATTGTCGATTGGTGCATTTGCAATGGGCGCGGTAACAGTTCTTTTCTTTAAAGATACGTTATCAATATCAAAATTTGGAGTATTATATACTTGTGGTATTATTTCTATTTTAACAGCGGCATCCGTTGCGCCAAATCTAAATATGTTTGATCCGACTACAAGCGTCTGATCTATGTTTACCGTACTTGTAGTTGTGCCAGTAACTTTAACTTTCACATTAGGTATTGTGGAAGCATCACCATCATCGTTTCGATCAATCAGTGTTATTTCTAAATCGTGGCTATCTTGGCTATCTGGGCTTACAACTAAACCACTTACCGTTTGATCAAAAACAGTAGCCTGTAATAACGCTTACTAATGCTAATTGATGCGTTGCGCCCAGACGCTTAGTAAAACTGTGGGCTGTTCCAGTGCCTAATGCCGTTAGTGCAATTGCTGCGCCACCTGACGTTGCTGCAAGCTGAAATTCAGATGAACTAGCGCCAACAATAAAATATTCCGTGCCGTTTACCAAGCCAGTTATATCTGTGCCGTTGCCATTAGAATAAACAACCTTATCACCGTTCGTAAATGTATTGGAAATTACTATTTTATTAGTAGCCAAAACCACAACCGAACCGCTACTACCGTCTATTGTGACAGATAAAGGCGAAGTCAAATTAATTGCTGTACCACCAGAAGTTGCCGCTAATTTTAAACTGTTGGTTGCCGCAGAAACTACAAAGTAATTTGTGCCAGAGGTTAGACCGCCTATTGCCGATTGTCCTGTTGGCACAGTGTAAGTAACCTCATTTCCGTTAGAAAATCCATGCGCCGTTGCTGTTATTGTTTCTGTAGCATAATTTATAGGTGCTGTATTTGCGCTTGTAGTGATAGCCGCACCCATCGCGTTACCATGAACCGTACAATAATACAGCAAACCAGAAGCAGGGGCAGCGGCGTCTACTGCTATAACAACACTTGCTCCTGCCGCTCCTGCCGTGCCTGTTGTTGTCACTCCTGTCGTATATGCCGTAGAGCCATTCTTAAAAGCTAGAGGGTGTCCACTGTTAGAGTTGTCGCTCATATCAAAAGTATACGTTACGCCTCTCACAAGCGATAAGGCAGGCGCTACAGCGCCATTGAAAGCATATTTATTCTGACCGCCTACGTTAACAACTGTCACTGCAAAGGTTTGCGTACCAATAACAGTATTATCTGTGGCAAAAGTTGCTTTGTGTTGTGCGTAGGAAGCGTAGCCATTTGCTATTGACCAGTTAACGCCTTTATTCCAGTTTGCATCAGTTGCAAATGTGCCATTGGTAACTAGCTCAGAACCAGTAGTTGTAGATAAAGGCCACTCAAATAATCTGCCATCATCCTGATGTAATGCTATGAGGTTTTGACCAAAGTTATCTAACTGCCAAGTGCTTGCCTCTTGCGGAATGCTATCACTATTTACTGGTCTGGGGTTGCCGTAATAATCCTGACCATAATACCCAAAACCGTAACCAGTATTAACCGCCGCACTTTCTCTGCCGCCTGCTAAATCATCTGGCGTAATATCGTAGGCAATGCCTGCACCTGTCATTACAACTAGCTCATCGAAGCTACCGCCTGCAAGCCAAGCCGTGCCATTGTTATCTTGCCAAGCATGCATTCCCCGAACTGGATTTTTAGTAAAGCCGTTCTTTCTAGCTTCCCAACCACCAATAGGGCGCATAGAGCCATCTAGCCATCTGACTAAACTACCGTCACGCCAACGATTAGACCCTTCGTAATCTGTGCCGTTTCTGTAAAATCCTGCTGGTAAATCTAAGGGAACTAATGGCATTTATATTTCCTAGTTTGATGCGGTAAAAATAGCTATATTGTGTGTGCTAGTTCCATGTGAATAAGTTGATAATGTAGCTGCCGAAGATAGTGTAAAATAAACAACCGCACCATTCGTTGACGCTCCTGAAATAGCCGAACCATTTGCATTTACTTGCCAATAATATTGATTGTAATTTGCGTTCCAAGCCACATAACTTCCTGCTGGGGCTGATACACCTTGCTTAACAAAACCACCTAAACTAGCACTAGGTATAGAAACCGCTGCCGTTCCAAGCCCTGTTATGTGTCCATAACTATCAAGCGTTATATCTTGAATAAATGTGTTACCACTGTTGTTAGAACTGCCTTGACTGCTTGTATCGTGATTTAAGGTAACTGTCGTATTGCCAGTTTGATTAACAGTAAATGAACCGCTTCCGTTTAACGCTCCACCACCCGTAACAGTAATTTGACCGTTGCCTGCACTTCCTGCTTGCGCTTGAATAAATGTGTTTATGTCATTTAAGGTAACTTGCTTCATTACACCGTTGTCGTTGTAAACAATAGCGTCAGTGCCAGTAACGGTTGTAGACGTTGCACTTGTGTCGCCATCCATAATATTTAATTCTGTAGGCGTTGCCGTGACAGTAGTGCCGTTTATTTTCAATGCAGTTAAATCAGGGGATACAGTTCCACTTGTGCCATTTACACCGTCTACAATAGTATCTAGCGCAGTGTTGAGCGTTTCACCCCAAGTGTCCTGACTACCGCCCACTGTTGGTTTCGTAATACTAATAGCCATAATAATCTCCTATTTATGCAAACATATCATGTTAGGCCGCATCCGTCCATATTTCAGATGGTATATTAATCTCAGTATAAGTTTCAGATGGTACATTAATTTCTGTGTAATTTTTAGGCGGCACGTTTATTTCTTCAAACCTAAATCTGGCTTTTCCAACATCTACCGCACCACTTAAAACATTATTACCAACAAATATATGGCTTATGCTTGTGATTGCAGTGCCAACGTCAACATTTCCAGTAATAACATCGTTACCAACAATCTGATAATCTTGCGTAAGTATTGGGCTACCGACAGTCGGGTTTTGCGTACTAACAGCATTGCCTGCAAAGTTATAACTAATTGTAGTCGTAGCATTGCCTATAGAAACCGCGCCAGTATCTACATTAGTTCCGACTAATTGATAATCGTGGGCAAACTGAGCCGTGCCTATGTCTACTGCGCCAGTGCTAATAGCGGCAGGGCTAAAGTTTATGCCATAAAGTAAAACCGCAGGGGGAATAGATACCGCGCCAGATATTACGTCTGGTGGAGCAAAGTTTTCTATCTCCACCATAACAGCATTTGGTATTGTTACTGCATTGCCATTATAAACAGGCGTTAGACTGTATTTAACAATTCCTACGTCTGCAATAGACGCGCCTGCTATCGGTGCAAAGCCTAGCATCTAGTCGGCCTCTGCTATCGTGTTACCCTCTGCCACCCATTTCTGTATGGCTATCCAGTGTCTATTACCTACAACATTTAATGGAACAGATAATGTTTCTCCGTCTATGACAACAGATACCGCTATTTTGTTATCGTCTTTATCTTCAATATATTTTGCTGACTTTATATTCATCTTTTATAACTCCGCATCGGCTGTTAAAAATGCGCCATTTTCCCAGAAAGTAACCGAAGCATATCCAGTAGTTAAACTTGAACTTGATGCGGTTCCCCATCCACCTGTAAACCAAGACCTTGATGTTGCTCCAAAGTTTTGTATCGTTGTAGTTACACCTGTATTAGCAGAATTTGCCGCATAACAACCAAAATTCCCACCCTGTGCTACGGTAGGTGTAGTTCTCATTTCGGCAGGGTATTCTTTTACAACACCAAATACATTTGCACTTGAATAAGCTTGCAAGATACCAAAATATTTGAGACTACCTGTATTATTTTCTATTTTACAAAAGTACCTTTGGCACTTGCTTAAAGTAACTCCCACTGGTTCATGCTCAAACGGTGAAGCCTGTGACCCAGATTCTAGCTGAAAGCCAGTCCAATAAGTAGCTCCTGATGGACTGCTTACATAAGGCACGATGTTATAGCAAGTATCACTTCCACCTACATTGTTAGAAGTAAAAGTATAAGTATATCTTGTCCAAGATGTAGCGGTAGTTAATCCAGTTGATGTATCGTTAACTTGTGCAGTAGTGGTTGCACCAACGTTTGTACCTGATGCTGCAAATATATTTATAGCTTCTCCAGCATTAGCACTTTTTAAATAAAACGATAAAGTAAACTTTTGACCTGATCTAAATACACCACCCTTACCAGCAGCAGGTAGTTCTATGGCTTGCCTTAACGCAGCGTTACCAGACGAAGGATCTATTTTAAGTGAATAAGTAAAATCATCTGGTGCATCTGTTGACTGTCCACCACCGCCACTATTATTATCCACATTCCAACGGTCAGCATTGTAAGAAGTATTTCCAGAAAAACTTGTGCCTCTTTGCCAAATTTGCATTGCTCCATTGGTCAGCAAATTGCGTCCAGAAAGACTGCCTTCGGTAGGAAGATTGTCTGCTAGTTTTCTTGCGTTGCTCATGTGTTCCTCCTAACCTATTAAGATTCCAGTAAAAGATGTGTATCCAGCACCACCAACAATAGTAGTTGCTTGGGCTTTTTCACTAGCCAATCTTACGACATCATTAGCAGCTAAATTCATAATAGCTGCGTTGTTTGCTGCAAAATAACTGCCACCACTACCACCTTTACCCCACCAATGAATATATCTTCTGGAGCCATTAATTTGAAACTCTGAACCAAAGTAGGTCATAGAACCGACACTACCACTAGCAGTTATATTAGCTGTAAATAAGTATCGACCAGCTACTGGTGCAGTAAAAGTACCTGAACTAAAATGGTTGCCAATATTAGCTCTAGTTGCCCAGCTATCCCCAGTTGACAAATTATAGACAGCCAGAAGTATGATTTGAATTAGCTGTTAAATAAGCATCAAACATAGGCTGATAGGGTAATGTCATAGCCCCATCATTTCTAAAAGTGGCCATTGTGTTTCCACTACCGCCACTTATGTTTAATGTATCTGAAGCACCACCATATTTAATCTGAAACCCATTAGAATTATTTGCTAATCTAAGTCCAACTGCATTTGTTGCACCACTATTGGTGGTATTTCTTTTCATGTCTAATAAAAGAGTAGCGTCTGCTGCATAAGCGCTTCCACCACCATCTACAATTGTAAGGTTATTTGTTGGTGCTGTAGTTCCTATACCTACTCTATTATCTGCTACGTCAACGTGAAACGTGTTAGTATCTACAGTAAGATCACCTGTCATCGTACCGCCAGTAGTATTAACATACCGTGCATCTGATGCGCTTTTGGTGTAAGCGTCTGCGGTTTCAAACGTTACAAAAGCCGTGATGGTAACTTCATCCCCTGCCGCTGCGCCAGAGCCAAGCGTTACCGTAGTTGTGGTAGCAGTGAAATCGCTCTCTTCTAGTCTTAGCCCATTCATATGAACCATGATGTCGGACGGGGTGCAAGCAAGCGTATTACCGTTTGCGTCAGAGCCAGTGAAAGCTGTCTGATTAGCCGTGGCTGTATATGTAAAAATGTTAGCTGATTGTCTGCTAACTACCTTCGTTGGCGAACTTCCAATATAAGCCATTTGACTTCCTTACTCTGGCGTTGAAGCCTCTGCGTTTCGTGCGGCGGCGGTCTTAACAACTTCTAATGTAAAAGCTTGTGCTACTTGTGCATCTTCGCCTGTCGCAATAGCCACACTGTTTGCGTTGCAATGTGCTACAAGCGCAGCAATGATTTCATCTTTTGCAATTCTAGCTCTATTGGTTAGCGCATTGTCTGCCCAGTCTTGTGGAACTGCCGCTGCATACTCAAGACACTTTAGTTCTGTGTCGGTTAGTGTTACTGTAATATCTGGCATGTTATACTCCTATGCTGGTGATGAAGCTGCAAGGTGTGCAGCGTATGCGGTTTTAATTGCGTCTGTGTGAAACTGTGCAGCTAGTGCTTTAACATCATCACTTTCGCCTGATACGTCTGCGTCTGGGGCTACAACATGACGATGAAATGAACGGCTAATTTCTACACCGTTTTTCTTGATAATCGTTGCGGTTCTAATTTGTAACATATTAAACGGTTTAATTATCTCAATCTTATCTTGTTCTGTTTCTTCTGTTAATGTTGCCATTGTTTATCTCCTTTATGGCTTTGGACTGACTACCCATGATCCACATGGGGTATTATGATGCTCTATAAGATATTGAAAAAAAGTAATAACCATTACTTAAAATTGATTGTGTGGCAGCGTTGCTTGAGCTTGATGAAAAATATAATTTAGTGCCAGATGGATGCACCTCACAAAAAGGAGAAGTGCCTCCAAAAACAGCATTGTAACATCTTAAAGACCCAGCAGCATAATCATGTGATGTAATAGGCAAATTAATTTGAATAGCACCAGTAGCTCCAGAAACACTTGTAACGAAAAGCTCTCCTTGAAACTGAACCATATCTCCAATTTTAACATAAAAATAGTCTGGAGTTCCACTAGTTGTTATTGCTGCATTATTGCCAGAACCAGTAACAGTCATGGCTGCTGTGCCAATTTCATAATCGTCTAACTTATTAGCCGCACCAGTGCCGCCAATGTATGCACCGCCTGATAAATAGAGGTCTTGCCATCTCACTGATGGGTGGCTCAAGTTTAATCCACCGTCTGTTTGTGGGTAAAATTGACTGCCATCCATGTTAGCTTTACTAGTTCCACCAACAGCAAATGTTAAGTTTGAACCTTGTGAATTTACAACAAGTTTACCTGCATTAGTGGTAATACCACCTATAGATACACCATCCCTTTGCACATCAATAACTGCACCGTCATTTGTTGCACGATCTACAGTTAGAGGCGTTGCGCCATCATCATCAACAGTCAAACCATTGGCGGCAGTAACAGCGCCAGTAACACCTAATGTGCCAGACATAGAAACATTGCCAGCAAACGTACCGCCCTGCGAAGAACTAACAGTATCAGCAACGCTAAATGTATTGTGCGCTATGATGGTTATTTCATCGTTGACCGCTGCACCAACGCCAAGCACCACTGAAGAACCAGAACTTGAATTATAGTCTGATGGCTGTAGCAATATTCCATTCTGATATACGTCAACTGCACCCACACCATAAACGGCATTGAACGTGGTTTGCCCAGAAGTCGCTACAAAAGTGTAAGCTCTGCGCGTTCCCTCAGTTAGTGACTGTCCTATGTATGCCATGTGTTCCTCCTAACCTACTAATTCAAAAGATATAGTAGAATAATGAACATAGCCGCTACCCGCACCGCCCCAGAACTCTAAATAATCATTAGCAGTGCAGTTAACTAATTGATTTAAGGCCACAATAGTGTGCATCACTCCCTGTGCATTATTAAAATGAATATTGTAACCTTGTTGTGATCCGTTCTTTTTTAAATATACATAACCATAACTGCCAGTATAATTAGTATAACCAGTAAGAGTTGCTCTATACACACCAGCTACAGGACAAGTAAATCTTCCACTTGATGCAAGGTTTGTTCCACCTATTTGAACATAAATAGTGCTTGCAGGATGTCGGTTTGATCCTGCACCACCCATCGTTGATCCTGCAGACGCCCTAGGCTGACTAGGCATTGTCACACGACCTGATCCGTCTATGATTAAACGATTTACATTTGCTGTGCCTAGTTTAATATTCTTGTTACCACGTTGTGTAATATAAGTGTCACTTGTATCTTCACCAATTACAGTACCATTGTCTCCTAATGATGATACGCTTGGTTCGGCAATAGATATAAAAGTTTGACTTCCAGTTGCTGCTTGAAAATCAGCCACATAACCAAAATTAGCTTGGGGATATCCTTGAGTTATAGAACTATCACCTACTTGCAACCTTGTTCCAGCAACTAATGTACCTGTCATAGTATCACCAGCAGTATTTACATATCTTGTATCGCTTTCAGTCTGATCCTGATATGCTGCGCCTGAAGCTAAATCTTTAGACTTCCCCATCTAGGTGATCTCCAAAATACTCATAATTGCATCACAACTATTAGCCGCACTTGATGTAACTTTGACGCTATCACCAGTTTCCAACACAACCTTTTGATCACCGCCAACAACAACCAATGAGCCGCCGCTTGGAACCGTAGCCGTTTTAACCATGAAGTGATCGTTAGAACCGTCATTCAAAGAAACATCTACCGTTATGGCTGTAGCCGTATTATTAGAACAAGTTAGACCTATGATGGTAACCTGTGTGTTAGCAGCTACCGTATAACTTCCTATAGCCGTTGCAGATGTGCCGATATTTCTGCTTAGTTTTCGTTTAAACAAGTTTGCCATATTCTATCCTAACGCAATCGCCATAGCTACTGGTACTGCCGCCCGTGCATCAAAGTCAGCCGCTGCCAGTGTTATAAATACCGTTGATGTTCCAGTAAGATTTAATAAAGAACCAGTTGAGCTAGACGTTAAGGTTCTGCTTAGAGTTGTGCCAGAATGCGTATATGTGCCAGTGCCAATTTCGTAGCTATTTCCGCTTTCTATAACATAACGCACACTATCGCCATTGCTTATACCGCCATTAGCAAACGTCCTAAAACCAGTAACCGCAGAGCCAAGCGTAATTGTGCCTGTGCCTGTCGTAGTCGTTGTGACCTTTACTCTATCTGCGACTTTAACCATTAATCACCTATGATGGGTCTGGTATGCCAATATCTAAAGCAGATATGTCAAACTGGTTTCCGCTGTTTACCGACTGTGAAGCGTTCAACGCGCCTGTTACTAACAATCTACTATTTGAAACATCTGTTATTGCAAAATGTGTTGCCGTGCCTGTACCTGTAACAGAAGCATCACTAATAGCTGCAAGCGTTACTTTACGCCCACCACCGCTTCGATCCGCAGGCGCACCAATAGAAATACTGGTTGTGTTGCCTAGCGTGTGCGTAGATGTTGCCTCTGCATATGTTGTGGGTTCTTGACTGCAAATGTCAAACCTTGACGCTTCCGTATCCAAAACCGTTAGCCCGTTATCAAGCACCCTGTCTGCTATACTTGCCATTTAATAACTCCTTATCTTAATTCTGCGCCCTGAAGCTGATGTTTTTGATCGTTCACTTTCACTATTAATATCACTTATTGCTTTTTGATACAACGCCGCCCATGTTTGTATTCTACTATCTTCCTGCAAATATGGCGCAGAATGCAGTAAAGCACCATATAAATAAGCGTCTGGGTAGTTAGTAAGCAACCAATTAGTTTGATTACCATTATTTAATGCATTTATTTTTTCATAATATAACAACTCAAGAGTATAAGTTGCGTCCGGTTTTGGAAAAACTTCTATTGAACTATCTAATATAGAATACGTTGTTGGCTTGCCTGTCGTATCATTGTTTGCTTCACGAAGCTTAGATATTTCTAATGCGCTTGCTTGCTCTAACGTGGATATATCTGAAGCCGTAATAACAAATCTAATAGGCTGTAGAAAATCTGTAGGTAAAGCTGTATATTGCGTATTTAACTGTGCAGTCGCACGTTTTTCCATTCTATAATGACGAACTTCTCTATTCATTTGCGCTTCTGATAAAGTAATAAAATCGGGAATAACTGTGGTTAAATCATCACGATTTAAAAAATCTGATACAGAAACTTTTAGTTCATCATAAGTTGTAAGAGCCATTATTCGTCCCCTTGCATTGCTTGCTGTGAAACCATCAGAGCTACTACCCATGTTGGGGCGTTCATCTTTTTGGCTTGCTTAATCAATTCGTTGGTTACTTTACCCGCTGATAACACTTTTTGAGCAAACTGATAAGCCCTATCACGCCCTTGAGTTTTTTCGATGTCAAGGAATGTGTTAACTGTATCCACATTTACTGGTTCTACTTTCTGTACAGCCTTTTTGGTGCTTCCTTCGTAAACTTTGTAATCAGGGCTACTCATAAGTAAACCGCCACCAGTGCCTTTTGCTCTTTGAGCTTCCGACAAGTCGCTAAATAATAAGTTAGCTGGGATGCCTTTGCTTGGGTTAGAGTTTGCACCTTCCTCTACTGTGCGTCCAAGTAAACTCATAGACGGTCCCACTTTACCTACACCAGTATCGTAAGTTGTGTGCATTTCTGGGGTGGTTTCAATTAGACCTCTTTCGATGTCGGGTCTAAATAAACGATAACCAGAAGTTCCCCAATCCATACCTAATTGTGCGCTATCAGCTACAGCTAGTCGGGCATCTTGCACTTTAGGCATACCTAGCTTAAACAAGTTTGCTTTATCCAAACCTTTTAAAAAGTATGCCCGTTGGGTTCCTGTTGGGAGTGATGCCATATATTCAAATATAGCGTTTGGATTATTAATGCCTTCAAAGTTTTTAAATGGATATTCCGTAAAATTATCCATCGCTGGGTTGCCATTTGCTTTGAATATTTGATCGCCATTAGCATCTAATTTTGGTTTGCTTTTAGGAACACCAATATTTCTAATCTTTTCATTTATTGTTTCATAATCTTTTGGTTCAATTCTTGCATGGGAATTAGCAAACATTTTGCCATAAGTAGCACCAGTATGATCTGCAAAATCACCAGACTTTTCACCCATCAAAAACGAAATATAGACAGGATCTCCACCAGCTTCCGCTATCCTTTGTGCTTCATTTAGCTTTGCACTTGTGGCTGTTTTAGCCCCAGCATAACCGTGTAATGGGTTATCCACATCAATGTATTGAAAACCAGCCAAGCTTCTAACAGGAGTATCAAAAACTTCACCGCCTACCGACAAAACATCTTGACGTCCCGTATTGTCACCAACGATTGCTAAGAGTGTTGACCCTTCAAGCTGATCAATATCTATTTGTGTTGGTTTCTTTAACTCACCTGTACTTCTAATTATGCTTTCATGGTTTTTTAAAGCTATGTCTTTTTGGCTTTTGACATTAGTCACGTTAGACATTGGAGCTAATGTTTCACTCCCCATAAATTCTGGGGCTGTAGGCTGACCCTGTAATGATTGGAATATCTTTTCACCCTCACGGGTTTCTGTCTTTGGTTTTATCCTGACATTTCCAAGATTGCTACCAACTGTGCTTGGATCAAACTCCAAACGATTAGCTACATCGAACAGCGACCTAGCACCTGAAGAAATAGCTCTACCAGCCGCATCACCAACAACTGGCACAGCACCAGCCGCTGTAGCTAAACCTAAACCAGCCGCTAGTGGATAGTTTGGATCTTCACTTGTAAGCTCTTGAGCAACGTCAGACACACCAGCCACATCACCAATCACTGGCAGAAAGTCACCGTAGTCTTGCAGAAACTGAACACTTGACGGGGTAGCTGTTCTATTCCCGTACACATTTTGAAAGTTAGAAGGTATTTCGTTTTGACTTAACGCTCTGCGATACGATCCGTCGTTCTCAAACAGACCACCAACAAAGTTACCCAGTTCTTCCCGACGTTCTCTGGCTGGCAATGTCAAAAATTCTAAGAAGTTCATGTTAACAATTCCACGCTCTACGTGACCAGTAGTTTGCTGAGAGCTTGCTACTCTTACCTTTTATTCCACCGCTTCTAGCACAATATGATTTCTTTGCTTTGGGCTGGTCCTTTTTGATACTCATGTTTGGATCACCAAAATTTATTTTTTTGACTGTATTACCTTCGACTGCTAACACTTCAAACTTTTTAGGGCCACCCCTTCTAGGAGTATTTATCTTTTTAAATCCATGACGCTTTTTTGCAGACGCAATCTTTTCGGCCCTAGACTTTCCCATTACTTCATTAGACCCACACGTTTGTATCGCTTGCGCTTGCCTTGATCGACGCCACCTAAAAAATCTATCAGGTTAGCCATTGCACTGACAGTACCACCGCCCATTTTGGGGCCGCCAGAGAATTGTGGACCACCGCCATCTGTCATATCTGTAGCATCACGATAGCCAATATTAGCACGGTCTACTATAAAATTACCTTCCGCGTCACGCTCTCTAGCCATACCAGAAGGACGAACTTTGGCTACGTTCAGCGCATTTGATAGAGGTCCACCAGCGAAGAAAGTATCTGTGGTATTCATCCCGCCACCATTAAAAGCATCTTCCATAAAACTAACATAACGACCCTCATTATTGTAGTAACCATAATTACCGTCATTATTAAATTGAGCTTGCGCCATAGCTAATGCTTCAGATCCTTCATTTGTATTGGGATTAATATCAGGACGCCCACCTTTACCACCGCCACCACTTCTGGATACTGGTTGCGCTGCTGCTTCACGAATATTACGGCCACGATTAAATCTTTCGTTAAAGGAAGCTTCTTCTTCCTCAGTCATTTTAACGACTTGACCATCTTTAACATAAGAGGCCATTACTTTTTCTTCCCACCCTTTTTCTTACCTTTACCGTAATGCATTGTTAACTCCTTTTCTTTTTTGGTTTACTAGGCATAAGTGCCGCCACGCTTTTTGTATTCACGAACTAACCAAGCAGAGCCATAAGCACTAGGCCACGACTTAAATTTCTTTTTACCTTCAGATTTTACCCTTGCATAAAGGGCAGTATTTTTAGGTTTAGGATTACTTGTTTTCTTAGATTTTCTGGCAGCCACGCAAACAACTCCGACTAATTGATGTCAGCTTAACATACTATGCAATCCCACGCAAATTCCTTCTAATGGGTTCACCCCAATCTTGTACTGGGTTGTATCCAATAGCCATGTAACGCCAAGCGTCGGCCCCGTGTGAAGTCCAATCGTGAAGTGGTCTAGATCTCCAAGCCTTGTTCTTTTCATCGAAGTCCCGCCTGTATTGTCTAAGAGTTTCAACTCCCCGCGCACACTTTTCTTCGTCAAACCAACATCGTGCCAGCATTGATCTAGCTGCCTGTATTCCATCTTCTATTTGAAGCTTGGGAGCTATAGAAACATTTCTAATTCCTAACGCATCTAATGTTTCAAGTCGGCTCTTACCTGTTCCCAGTTCTCTAACTCTGGCGTCGTGTGGCAAGATATGTTCTTCGTAATGATAATTTTTATCGATCAATACTTTTGCATAATGGTCTAATCCGACCCCGCTGTTTTCGTAATAGTCGATCACCCGTATTTCTCCAGCCCCGTGAAACTGGCAAAACCAGATCGATGTACTGTCAGAAATTCCTAGATCCCAACTTGTTATCACGGACATACTTGGATCATATGGAACGCTTGTTATCCTACCATCATCCGTAGCCTTTTTCATTTCTACCCCGTAGTAAGCTCCCTCTATAGCTGCTTCGAAGGAACACTCAAACTCCTGAAGGTATCTGTTCTCACCCATTGTTTCTTTTGCATCTTCTAATTCTTCAGGGTCCAAGATGTTTGTTTCAGATGCTTTGAACATTGCACTGAACCATGTCGGATCTGTCTTGGCGTGTTGCCACATTTCCCAAAACTCATTCTTTCCCTTTGGCGTTCCAATAATGCAGATCTTACCTTTACGATCTACTGTGGCTGGCCTGATAACATTAGGATAAGCAGATGCTGGAAAGTCAGCGTATTCATCAATGCAAACGTAATCGAAGTACAGCCCCCGTATTGCGTTGTAGTTATCGCCCCCAAATAATCTGAACCTTGAACCATTATCAAAGTCTATTCGAAGTTCGCTGTGATTAACTTTAATGTTTGGAATGTCCCGCGTGTATTGCAACACGTAGTCCCACGCTACAGCTTTGGCTTGGCTTAGATATGGAGCTATGTATCCTACCCTGACATTCTCACGATCAAGCTCTAAACATTCTTTAATCAGATCATTGATCACAGCTACGGTTTTACCGAACCTTCGATGCGCCACGATAATAGCAAATCTTTCAGTTCGATCATGGAATGCATCCATTAGTTCCCGCGGTTCGTAATCAAGCTCTATGTCGTGGAAGATTACTTCTTGGTCTTTCGCCATTGAACCCTCACAACGTGCTGTAGCTCCCCTTCCAGATCTGCTTTGACCTGAAGTGGTAGAACCTTACCCATTAAACTTAAATACGCGCTGGGGTTTTCCTTGGCTTGTTCTTCAAGATAAGAAATCAATCCTTCCTTACCAAACTTGTCCCCCGCCCTTGTAGCTGCCTCTAGGATTGCATCCTTTAACAATCTACTATTTTTGTTAGTGGCCCCCTTTGGTCTGCCCTTGCCAGCCGCTGGTGGTTTTCCACTATTTTTCACTATTTTAGTGCTTTGTTCTTTTTCTGTTCCCATAGTACCGTCCAATCTGGGTGCGTCTATTATTCAAATATAACTTAGAACTATTCTAAAAAAAAACCCCCCCTAGCTGAAATGTGAGAAAGGAACGCTAGAGGGGCAAGTTAACAGGCAGTATAACAGGGAGGGTGTCACAACCACCTCACCTGATACTATCATATGCAATCAGACTTTACTATGCAGCATGGCTTCACGATATGGATCAAGATCGTATTCATCAACCATGCCCTTTCGCAAAAGGATGTCTGCTTGCTTCCCCACGATATAACTTTGACATACCGCTTGTCCAGCCTTGATCCTAGCCGCATTAATTTTATAAGGATCTGGGACATACTTTTCATCACCTGTAAGATCTCTGAACTCTGGACGTTTGGGTGCAATCTTTTTAGCAGCCGTACTCAAATCCTTTTTGGTGGGCCAACTTCTTGTCTCCAAGTTATCAAATACCGCGTCACTAAAATCTTTCCACCAGTCAACGTAGCCGCGTGTAGGTGCTAGTTTAGTTATCGCATCACAAAGGAACTCAGCTTCTTCTTTCATCAATTCTGGGTTACCTGACACGGCCCGTGGAGCATTTAGCCGCCCCAACATCTTTAGCATTAATTGTTTTAACTCTTCATTCCTAGACATTTGCTATTCCTTCCCTGTTAACAAACATTTCATTTAAAACCTGATGCTGCAAGTTTTCTTTTGACACTTCAATCTCATCGTTCCATCGCTCCTGATTAAGCCAAGTGGCAGCGTGTGGAACAAACTTTTGATCCTTACCCTTACACACTGATGCAAAGAGATCTACTTTTCTTAGAAGTTCATCACCTTCAATTTTTGTTAAAGCTTTAGCAATAGATTTTTCAGCTTGAGCCTTTCCAACCTTCCTTGGATAGCGTGACCAAAACTCTTTAAAATAATCTATAACCTCATCAATTGATCTAACTATTACTACTTCATTACTTCCAAGGTTATTACTTACAAGGTTAGGGTCGTGTTTTGCAACTAGGGGTGGTTGCGTTTTACCACTAGGGCTAGTTGTATTTTGCGACTTGGGTTCAAGCTAAGTTTAAAATGTAAGTATTTGAGGTAAATCCCCCGTCACTTCTTTTCTCTTTTACCTTACGAATAAATCCATGAACCATCAAAAAATCGATGTGTCGAATAACAGAAGTCTTATCCATTTCGCAACACTCAGCCAATCTGGTAAGGCTGGGAAAGCACTTATTAGTTTCACCGTTATGGTGATCTGCTAACCAATAAAGGACTATTTTAGTAGCTGGCTTTAACCCCTGTTGTTTCATGGCTAAAGCTGTCATATAGTGGGACATGAGAATACTCCTTACATTGTTCTCACTTTTTATCTCTTTAAACTTAAACCCCTAGTTCACGCTGGGGGTTTTTTTATTCACCAGTATCCGCTTGCATTAAATAATCTGATAAAGACTTTACAGTATCATAACTGACGTTGCCCGTGTTGTCACGGACGCGATAGAAAGTATGTCGGGATAATCCCGTAGCATCACATACCTTAGACGCCTGTCGATCTTGTATGGCGTTTCGCACATACCTTAAATTGTACATCATTCCAGCATTAAGCATAATATCTCCTTTAATTTTTTTTTCGCTGCTAGGGTTGTATATAAGATACAGATAATATATATGCAAGAGACATCAAGTATTAGGAGTGAGAAAAGTGAACAATAAATTTAATCTGAAAATGCAGCTAGTAATAAGGACTGCCCTTTTTAATGTGATGACTGAAAGGAACATCATGCCTTTGGACAGTCATTCGATCCATAACGCAATTGTTAAGCTATGGAAAATCATAATAAAGATCAGGATGCAGATATGCATTTCTTTAATAAGCACAAAGATAAAAAATCTGGAAAGGAGATTGCATAATGGCTAGTAAGAAAACATCAGTGTGGGAGACACTGTCTAAAATAAATGTTTCTGAACGTGTCGAAAAGAAATATTTTAAAAACAAAAAAAAACTGGCAAAGAATATGGTCTGTCATATTTGTCATGGGCTTGGGCTTGGGCCGAAGTTAAAAAGCGGTATCCAACTGCATCATATGAAATACACGACGATTATTCTTTCCTGACAATACTGTCGAAACCAGAGTAAGCGTCACCATTGAGGATCAGACCCACATGATGTGGCTACCCGTAATGGACTTTAAGAACGACGCCAAAGTTAACCCTACATCACGGGAAGTAAGTGACACCCGTATGCGTTGCCTGACTAAAGCTATCGCAATGCACGGGATGGGTCACTACATCTACGCGGGTGAAGAGCTACCCGAAGGTCAATTGACCGAAGAAGAAGCTAAGACTAACGATCCAAACTTAAACATGAGCCATGAAGAAAAGGCTGAAGCTTGGCTGGAGTTTTTTCACAACGATACGGTAGATGCAACTAAAGTTTGCAGAGAACGATAGAAAATTT